CAATTCTTCCATTGGTAATAACTGGATTAAATTCTGATTTAATAGTAAAACCAGCTTCCCAATATGACGGATAACCAACAAGACCATTTTCAGGACTAATATCAACAACAACATTATCTCTTGTTCCATTGTTAGGAAATATTGTTACTGAGTTATTTTCAATGACTAATGGAAAAGATGCAGCACGAGCTACTGCTTGCATTTGGTCAATGATAGAACCTGACAAATATTGATTTTGTAAAACAGCGTGTGCGTTATTAATATTATTAAACGTCCAATTGCTTCCTAATTGTTTAGTTAGCGAAGCTAGTATATCTTCAGCGTTTTGTGCGCCAGGATAAGTATTTGCAGCAGCAGGGGCTGCTTTATTGTAATAGCCAGCTACCGCAGCACAAGTAAAAGAAACATCAGGCAATGAGTTTAAATCAATAAAGCTCGAAATAATTGTTCCTGAAAATATTTGTCTTAAAATACTATTTTGATTGCCAGCAGAAACAGTAATTGATTGATTTTGAACTGCGACCATATTCGAGCCTGTGCTTGAATATTGATTCATTTGGTCAAGCGTCATGCCATATACTTTTAATTGCAATTGACCAAACGCACTTTGACCACCAGGATTAATAATCGTAGCAGAACATCTTAATCCTTCAAGATTAAGCGTTTCGCCATTTGCGCTAGTGAATTGTAAATTAATCTGACGAAACTGAAATGTCATGCTGTTTGAGTCCAATAAGTAAGAAGATACCTTGAACCAAGATTTGTGTAATACGGGTTATCATCACCTTGAATATCTATAAAAACTAATTGCCCTACAAAACCAAGATAAGATTCTCTAATTAAACCAACATTGTTTAAACAAAGCATTGACTCAACAATTGTATTTCCTTCAATAGCCAAATCAAAATATAAACCATTATTTTTTTGATATAAGTTTATTGAACAATTTTGACTGCTTAATTGAACATTAAATGTTTGTGCAGCTACTGCATTAAGAGGAATTATTTGCATATTAGTCCCATGAACCATTTCCAGTAGTCTTGCCTATTGTACCAAAATCAATATAATTTTTTTTAGCAGTTATTTGAGATTTTTGTTTTTTGGTAGGAGGAACTGGCGATACTTGACCGTTATTCTGAGCAGGTGTTCCGCTAGGTTGAGAAGTAACTGGAATTGCTGCTTGAACAACTCTAACTTCTTGAAACCATAGTTGAGCAATAATTAAAGATACGCCTTGCTTTGATTCTCTACGATAATCAAAATGAACTAAATTACAATTCTCATAAGTGTAATTTGGAGTAATAACATTAATCAATGTCAAAGAACTAATTAAAAGTTCAATCGTTGACAAGAAATTTTCTTTTGTCATTGCTCCATTACCATTACATGAAATGGTAACTCTTACATCAAAAGGCAATGCAACTTTGTTATAACTTTGAAACGCACCACCTTCAATCGGATAGGTTGGAATCTTGCGTTCTTCACGATATTCAAAATCAATAAATGAATCAGGCGTAATTACACTTTCACCATTAAGACCAATAAATCCCCATTGCGTACCAAAAGAATTAACTGGTACTGGAGGAGTAGTGCTTAATACTGGTGCAGGTGTTGGAACTTTAGGTGAGCGTGGAATTGCTGGAACACCAGGAAGTTTAGGAATATCAGGATATGGAATTAAAGGCATTATCTATTTCCCACTACACCAGCATTGATTAATGAATTGTTTTGAATTGCTTTGTTAATTCCAAGAGCAATACCATTTGCATCAGTAGCATTAGTTTGAACATTAATGGTGTTGATGCTTGTTTGTACGTTGTTATTTGTCACGCCTGAATTCATAGGCGCATTTGCTTTTGCACCTGTCATGCCACTTTCAAAACCAGGGATTTCTTGTCCGACTCTATGCAGTTGAGCCAAGTCTAATTCTTGATTAGGATTGACTCCTAATTTTTTAGATAAATAATCAATATAAGATGCTTGGTCTGTAGTTGAATAAGCGTGTTTACCATTTATTCCGCCAATAATTGACGCAATAGACTTTTGACCTTTGTTGTAATATTGATTTTCTAATAAATCATCAAGCGCAGCTTGACCTGTTTCATTGTCAGGAAATATTGCAAATCCACCTGAATCTTGACCAGTGGCACCATGATTTTTAGCCCACTCGCCATATTTGATATTACCAGGATTTTTATTTCTTTGGCTTCTAGCACTACCAGTAGCAGCAGTTCCAGTTGTCGCTGGATTTACAGGTTCTTTATATCCAGTTAATTTGTCATAAACGCCTAAAGCTGCACCAAGAATAGGACTTACCCTTGATAAAGATTTAGCTCTATCCGACATACCAATTTTTGATTCAAATTTATCAATTGCATTTGATAACTTTGCATACATACTAACAACATACTCAATACCATGAGCCAATGTAATTAAAGTAGGATACAAGCCGTCCATGACGCTATTTTTAGCACCACCAAACGCATTTGATAAATTACCAAGTTCAGCTTGGAATTTTTTAGCTGATTCTGTATTTTTATCATTAACACCTGAAAGTTTATAACTTTCGTTAAATAGTTTACGAACAGAGTCAGAACCCTGTTCCATAATCATAAAGGTATTTTTATCAATGCCTAGCTGTTGAGCTAACGTATAAGTAAGCTGTTCGCCATTAACTTTTCTGAACTCATTAAGAGCATCAGATAGTTTATAAATATCAACGGTACCTTTGTTAATATCTACCGAGCCTAAAGCACCTAAACGTGCCAAAGGTGTAAGCATTGCAGCATTGCCTAGCTTGATACCAGCAACACCTGATTGTAAGTTTTGTAACGTGGCTTGAAATTCATCCGCATTGCCACCGACAGATTTTAATACACCGCCCCAAGCATCAAGCTCTTTAGCAGACAAACTAAAAAGATTTGCATTTCTGCTTAATGCTGCATTTCCAGCAGTCATTGTATTAACAAAACTAACAAATCCGCCAACACTAAAGGCAGCAGTACCAAAAGATATTAAAGCATCACGGGCTTTTTCAAATCCTTCAGCAGATTTTTTTGCGTTTTGTTGTAAGTTTTTTTGTGACTTTTGATTAGCTTCATCAAATTTGCGTAGTTCTTCTACGGATTTTTTTTGTGCTTTATCAAATTTTGAGGAGTCTAAGCCAAGCTCGATTAATAGACTGTCGATGACTGTAGCCAAGATTTACTCCTTATGATTTATTTTTGATTCATTATATAAGCGTTATGCCTATCAACGGCATTAATTTCTAATAATATCCACATATCCTCAACACTGTAAACAGTGTCGAGTTCGTGGAGTGTAGCTAACCTAGATGATATTACTGCTGCTATCGCTTGCGTTGTGGCTTGATACTCAATGAGTCGCTTGGAGTTTGTTCCTGAGGACTTGATTCCGAAGTCGATTTGCTTCCGTCTAAAAAAAAATCCATGTGTAAGCTCCACACAGCCTTTCTTAACTGCAAGCGAGTTACAACTTCTTCAATATCTTCTTCAATTAAAGCTCGTCTAATACTTGAAGAAGGAACAATTTGAACGCATCCCATCATGTCATCCAAAAGAGGCTTTGCAGCATCAAATGGAATCTTTAATAAATTCATGTAACCAATAGCCATAAGACCAGCCATGCCTTGAGAGGCTAGACCATCGGGTATCTCGATGCCAGCATTGCCGACAGCGAGAATAACCCGAAAAGCCCAGTTCTCGGCTTGAGAAGCCGACATTTCAGTGATGATAAATTGTTTACCAGTATCTCTACCAGTATCCGCTATAAATGTCGTTTCTTTTCTAGCCATAAGTTATTAGAACCCTGATTGTGAACCTACAATTGTTTGCCAAGTGATTTCGTATACAACTGGTTGTAATGTTTTCTTAACAGCAGGAAATGGAGTCGCAAGAGTTAAGTAACCATTCACTAGATTATACACCATACCAGTAGAAGGTAAAATAATTGTACCATTTGCAGTAAATACATCTGAAACTGAATCTTGAGCAGCTCTCCAGCCATCAAAAATTGATACGCTTGGACTATCTGCTTGAAGATGCACTGTCATTTTGTATGGAACCCATACTTTACCACCTGAAAGAACACCGTCAACACCCATTAATGTTTCTGATTGTTGAACTGCTTCACTTTCAAAACCATCATCTACAGCATACCCTTGAATTAGAACTGGACTACCAAAGATACCGCCTACTGATAATGTTAAGATTGAATTTGCTGAGGTTATTGTTGCCATGATTTATTAATCCTTATTGAATAGCGATAGAAGCAAGAGTAATTTGTTGTACGCTTTCACCATCTTGGTAGTATAAAGTGATTGGAGGTGATTGACGAGCTGCACGAGTTTGAGCCGTTGCAGGTGAGATTTGCAATACATAACCTTGTGAAGCAATAACTGGAGAAGCGTCATAACCTAAAGCATATTGAACTTCAGCAGCTTGAGCAGCAGAAAGTTGGATACCTTTACGAATCGCACCAAAATTAATTGCAGCATTGATTGGGTCTAAACAAGCAGCATTAATCAATGAGTAACCTTGAGTGTTGTAAGGAATAGAGCCAACTGATTGAAGCAATGTTACCAAAGCCAATTGCAATTGAGCGTTAAGCCAAATTTGATTCAAATATGTATCAGCCCATAACCATTTGCCTGAAACAGAGCCTGGAGTAAACCAAGCAGCGTTATTAGCTGGATTGTTAGAACCGTAAGCACCGTAAGCATTGTAACCATTAGCAACAACAGCAGCATAGTTAGAAGCAGTTGATACTGAAGGAACCAAGCCTGATTGTTCTTTAAAGTCTAATGTTGCACGACCATTTAAACGAGTGAAATCTAAAGATGCAGCGAAACTTGAAGCAAAAGCAGCGTGTGTATTGTTGCCGTAAATAGGCAATGTACCAACGATTTGATTTGTTTGTAACCAATCACCAAATGTATTTGTAGCTGCTGCGTTAAGAATATTAACATCAGAATCTTGACAGATAAATAGGTAACGTGGAGCAACTGAGTTAGACCAAGTAGCAAATGCCTCTTTTTCTGCAATAGTTGCAAGTTCCCAAGTTGTAAAGAATGTAGCCCAGTTTTGGTTTTGATTAATAATGCTTGTCATGTATGTTGCTGGAACAGCAGCAGCTTGACCTTGTGAAAGAACAGCACCAGTAGCTTGAGTTAATGCCAATCCAGTTGCCAAAGCACCAGTTGTAGCATAAGTAATAGTTTGAGTAGCACCAGTTGTATTTGTAGTAAATATAAATGCGCTATGTTGAGAATCAAAAGTTACTGTAAAGTTAGGTGAAGTAAATGCACCTTGAATAATTGTAGCTGCATTGCTAAAACTTGTAGCACTTGCAAGATTGATAGTGCCTGAAGTTTCAGTAACGCCAGCTACAGTCAATGATAATGTGCCTGTACCTAATGCTTGCAATTGACCTAAAGTTAAAGAAGCCAATGAACCACCACGCAACCAACCAGCAGTTGCCACTTCAGGATAATTAGCAATTAATAGTGAGCCTGGTAATTTTGTACCAATGCTATAACCATTAAAATAAATGCTTGCCAATGTTGCTTCTATTGAATTAGCACCGAAATATGTTTGAACATCAGCAGCACTTGCAAAATTTAAAATAGTTCCAGCAGGAGCGTAAGCATTTTGTGTGAGCATCAAACCGTTTAAATCAACAGCGATACCACCAGCAGATAGCACGGATGGGACTACATTTACTACTTGTGAAAAAGGAATGGTACTCATTAAATTACTCCTATGGTTTAAAAGTTTGGTCAATCGGAGCCAAATCGACAATAGCTTCTAACATTGACTGCTGTGAAGTAGTCAATATTGGATTGTATTGTAAACTAGCTGTAATTTTCCAGCGTTGTTCGTATTGTTCCTCGCCATCAATCAGAGGAATTTGAACAGGGTTATCTGCATACAAAGGCTGAATATTCGCAGGAAATAACTCCGTTGCATATTCGTCACGAAACAAAGATTGAGTTTCAAAAGCCCAAACTTGTGAGTCAGGACCATAAAAATCAAGCTGCATTGCGTAATTTGTAGGCGTTAGAATGAATTTTTGTTGTAAGGTTGAACTGTATGTATCAACGTTGAAAGATAATCTATCCATGCCAACGTTATTCATTGCAATAAAACCGCCTTTTGGCATTGCTACCAAATTCTCTTGTGCTTGTATGATTTCCACTCCAGCAGGAATGAAAGTCTTAAAAAATGTCACCAAAGCCGTAAATACATCTTGGTCAATGATGTCAATCGTTACACTCATTCTTCAGTCCATTCTATTGAAATATAAATATTAGTTCCACTAGGAACTGTATCGCCATTTAAACTAAAGCAAAATGATTGATTAACGCCACGCAAAATGATGGGTTGTGTATTTCTAATTCCGAAATCTTCAATCCACGGAAATACAGGAATACCAGTATTAGTAGCATTAGCCAAAGCGTAATGGTCACCAAACATAAAAGTTCCAGTTCCTAATGTGGCAGGATTAGCTGAATAAGCCCTAACAACTGCCGTTGGTGCTGGATTGGTTGTGTCATAAGGAACACCCGTTAATACTGTAGAAGTGCCACCTGTATTAGCTGTAGTCCTAAAAAAACAATAAAAGTCAATTACGCCAGCAGAACTAGAATTATCCGCAGTTACTTGTAATCTTGTAATTTTGATTGTTTTAGTTGCTGAACCTGTAATAGTAAATACATCAGTTGCAGGTGAAGCTGGTGTAATATCATAAACACCTGCTCGGTATGTTGGAATATTGACTAAAGGATTACCAAACTGGTCAATTGATACTGCTGCATCGGCAGCTAATCCAGGTGTTCCATTGTTTACATTAATTTGCATAATTTATTCCTGTTGTAAAGTTACGATGACATGGCACCAGTCTGACCACGTTTCTACTACTTTTGTAATCAGCCAGTTTCTATTACATCCGCCAGGGATTTCAGGAAATACCAAAATATCACCGCCAATGTTATCGGCACGAACCACGCCAGCAGCATTTCCAAACATATAGACAGAACGCATCACTCCTGTGATATTTAATCCGTCTGTGTGTTGTAAATTAGTTGTATCTAAGGCTTGAACTTGTGCTTTAACGGTAAGCGTTAAACTCGTAGGAGTTCTTTTACCTGCTGCATTAGTTGTATATCCAGTAGACTGAATCCAATTGATTTGAATATTTGGATTGGTAATTTGAGTATATTTATTAACAAGACCACGCAAATTCATTTTTAGCCCTTATTGAAGTCTGAACCAGCTTTGTTGACTGCATTTGAAACAGAGGCAAGCATCAGTCCCGTTTCAATCAATGGTTTAGATGAACCTTTACGCTTAATAGTGATAGGCGATAAAGGAGGGCTGTAAATACTTGAGATTTTTGTTTGAATGTCGGCAGCAGCTACTCTACCAACCAAGTCTAGTACGTCAAAAGCCGTCATTTTGTTTTCTACGACCTTTGGTATTGATTTAGCAATTATTTTAGTCCACTGCTCTTTTTGTTCGGCTACAGTTGGTCTAATAAATGGTCTTGGAGGAATTTTCTTTGCTGGTGCGCCAAATTCCTGAATTGCAGCTACTTGAGCTACTGGAGTTCCATCTTCATAATTAATGCCTGAAGGAAGTCCTACTTGTGCGACTAGACCATTAAATTCTTCAGGAACTCTGTCTAGTGTTGCCTTAATCTTATCAAGATTAAGCGCAGCCATTATCCGAAATATCCGCCAGCTCTACGGAAACCTAGATTTTCGTTACTACCACCTACGAACAATCCTACATTGGCAACTACTCTCAACAATGCTCGCAATTGATTTCCATAAGGCGTAGTAGCTAACCACCAGCCAAAAGCTGTTTTAACAGGAGGAGGCACCATAGATACATTAACTGTACCTTCACTGGTTCCTTGAACTACTACTGTTGGAATACCAGCATTAATCATTGTGAATGATTGCGCTAAGTGAGCGCACATCAAATCTAAAGCAAGTTGCAATTGCTTGGTGTTGAAGTCCCAAGCTGTATTGTTATTTAAGTTAATATAAGCTGTTCCCATAGTCCACCAGCTACTTAATTGAGCTTCAGGAAAGTCAGTTGTATTTTCAAACGCAGGAAATTCAAGCCTGAAGTTTGTATCGTTATAGCTAGGGACTAGAGAGGTCATCTTAGTTTACTTTCGGTTCATCTTCTTCTTTGAAATCTGAAGCAGTCAATGGTGCAGACTTGTCTTTCAGATTCATGTCAGGAACGACTTTTTCTACAACTGTTGGCTTCTTGCTTACGCTTAAAAAACCATCTTTTTCATGTTGTAAAAATACTGGATTCTTTTTCAAAGCCTCATATTCAGCTTCGTCAATTTCTGTAGCTACACCAATTGGTGTAATCAAACGGTCATTAGCAACGCCTGTACCGCCTTTAATCATTACGCCTTTATCTTTAATAGGCATATCGTTACCGCCCTGCAACCAGTTTTGGTACAGTTGGTCATTTGCCAACGTAGAAAATACTTGGACTTTCGCCATTTGGAACTCCTTGTAATATATTGTGTAATGCGTTAGTATAATCTCTCAAAAGGAGAAATTATTATGCAATTTAGAACTTGCACAAAATGCAGGGCGCAAAAGCCCCTCGAGCAATTTAGCCTAAATTCAAGAAATAAGCAAGATGGTAGGCAACCAAAATGCAAAGATTGTGTAAAACAATATCGAATTGATAATGCAACACAGATTAAAAACAAAAGTAAAGAATATTGCAAAAATAATTCGGATAAAGCCATTTTAAGAGCTTCTGAATGGGCTAAAAATAATCGTAAACGCTCCAATGCAATTAAAGCTAAATGGCGTTTAAATAATTCCGAAAAAATGGAGGCTATCCGCAAAGAATGGGATAAAAATAATCCCGATTATAGAGCTTCTCAATGCAGAAAATATCAAGCATCAAAATTAAATTCTGTGCCTCTATGGGCTAATAATAAAAAAATGCGTGAAATATATAAAGAATCTCGCAGACTTACATTAGAAACTGGTACTCAATATCACGTTGACCATATTGTGCCTTTAATCTCTAACTTAGTCTGCGGACTCCATTGTGAAGCAAATTTACAAATATTACGTTTTGATGAGAATGTAAAAAAGGGCAATCGCCTTTGGGTTGATATGCCCTAATTTACTTAACTCATTAATTGTTAAAGATTAAATCCCACTATATCGAACAACGGCATAAGGTCGTTTTAACATGACCCCTGCTGTGGCATTGGAGTAGTCTTCTACATACGCTTTAGCTTGTTTTTCAACGCCAAGTGCTTGGAACTTAGCTGGAACAACTTGTACCCAAGTACGGCTGTCATCAGAAGCACCATCTTCAACGTGTTCTGCGTAGAGGTAGAACACGTTAGCACCACCGTTAGCATAGTTCAATTGAGGAGCTGAGATAACACGCAATTTAGCGTAAGTCTTGTTCAACCAGTCACGAACTGAAATACCAAAGTCAGATGTAACTGACAAGTATTGATAAGCATCAGTAGGTAAAGCCAATGTCAATTCTGCATCTTCAGGATTGATAGTATCTTGTGATTGAGTTTGCAATTGAGCAGCAGCAACACGAATGTCAGCTACGATTTGCAAGAAAGACTTGTTAGCCCACAATGTTGAAGAACCTGTGCCAGTTGCAGCTACAGTAACGTAAGCTGGCAATGCAGGGTCATTCAAGAAACCGTAAGTTAAGTTGTTACCACCGTTGTAACCATTGAAACCAACTAAGTTACGTTGAATTTCCAATGATAGAGCAGCAGAAGCACGTTTTTCAGCAGAAGTGCTTACACGAATACGAGCAGCACGAGCTTCTTCTAAAGAACCTACTTTGATACCTTTTTCAAAACGGATAACAGTTCTACGAACAAAGTTAGTGTTCCATGAAGCTAGTGGAACGTTTGTGTAGTCACCGTATGGTAAAGCGTTACCGATTGGTTCCAAGATACCTTGAACGATTTCTTCATCTTCCCATGAACCAGTTGTAGTAATACCAACCAAATCGTCAATTTTACGAGCAGCAGTAATTACTTTAACAAAACCAGGCAACCAGTTTTGCAAGAATTGAACTGGAGTGGTCATAGATGGTGAAGTAACATCAGCTTGATTGCCACTATCCATCGCCCAGTTAGCCATTGTCTTAACTTGCTTGTCGGTAAAGTTAATACCAATATCGCTCAAGTCAGCAAAGTTAGCTACGTCTTTTTCATCCATTGCCAACGCACGAACTTGGCGTGGTGCAATGTAACTACGTTCTTGTGATTTCATAATTATTTATTCCTTAGTCTGTGATACGGATAGCAGCTAAACCAGTTGCAGATTGTGGATAGTTCCACACTACGCAATTAGGGATAAGAGCATTACCTGTTGTTGCAGAAGAACCTGGAGCTACTGCTGACAATACACCAGTTGTAGTGTTGTATTGAACAATATCGCCAATGTTAGCAGCACCAACAAGAGTAACAACGATTGTACCCATTGTTAAGAACTCAGCCTGTGTGTAACCTGATAGGTACAATGTTGGGTCAAGTGGGTCACCAACTACAGGACCATAAGATGCGTAAACTTTTGGGTTTACCAAGATACCAGCAAATACTGAAGTACCTGAAACAACTGTACCGCCTTGAGTAGCTACGTTAGTAGTATTTGATTTAGTAAATGCTAAACCGATAGTACCACCGTTAGAGTCAAGTGCTAATGTATCCACACGTTGAGGACCGTCAACAATTAATTCGCCTGGAATACCAAAGCCGAGATTAACATTGACTGTAGATTGAAATGTTGCAGCAGCCATGATTATTTACCTTCCAAAAAACGTTTTACAAAATTGTTCTTGCGAGTAGCTGTTGAATCCATAGCTACAGCACTTGAAACACCTTTACCTTGCAAGAAAGCATTTAAGAAGGTAATACGATTTTCCTTCGGAGCTTCCACACCAAGTTTTTTCAAGCCATATTTAGCCATTTTGTCCAAATCCATTTCTGAATGGTCAAACGCACCGATATGTTTTGAAAGTTTGTCATAGAGTTTAGATTTTTCAGCAATCTTACGCTCTACTTGAGCAGCGATAGCAGCAGCATCCATACCTGCACCACGTTCGCCTTCTTTTTCTTCTTCCTTCTGACCGCCTACGCCATATTCTGCGCCTTCTTCATCTTCGGCTTCGCCATCAGGTTTTTCTGTGTCGCCATCAGGTTTGGTTTCATCTTCATCAGCTACAGCTTCTTCACCTGCTGAACCGAAAGATTGACCCGTTAATTCTTGAATTTTTGCCAATTTTGGCATGACTTCTTCAAGGAATTTGTGAACTTCCTCTAGGGTCATAGTAGGCTTCTCGCTACCTACTTCTTTGTTTTCTTCAGCCATGTTAAAAAGCTCCTTATTATCTACTGTAAAAGTGAAATGGTCTAATACTGCTACATCAGAACCCATGCGTCCTTGTTCGACTAGGGCTAGATGATTGCCTCTGATTTCTCGTTGCACATAGTCATAAGCTACACCGTCATAAGTACCAGGTGCGTATTCGTATCTGCAACGATAACCGCAGGACAATTCTTTTTTACCGTTAGCGATAAGATTACTCATCGCTTCGGAAAATACTTTGATGTTACCTTTAAGATATTCACCGTCAAAGTAAACATCCTCACCAATAACACCTTGAATACCTTTTGCTTCAGCAGGAGTTAAACCTTCATCTTCGCTGCCAAGCATAACGTGATTATCAATCCAGGGGAGCAACTTGAATGAGTTAATACACTCCTCAGTTGATAGTTCTTCTGCTGGACGATATACGTTATAAATTTTATCTTTTTCACATTCAGGTGAAATTGAACCGCCTGAATATTGGAAAATACCCATTTTGGATAATGGATTGTCTTTTACTTCAAACCAACCGTTTGTATCGTATTCACGTTTATCCATTGCTGAAGCGTTCGCCTCAGCTTTTTCGGCAATTTCTTCTTCTTCCCCGTCAATTTTGTGAAACAGGGGATAGGGTGCATCTTCAATCGTTGCCCAAACAAATTCGCTGTGTTCGTCATTTAATTCAGGTTTAAATTCACCATCGTTACATCCAAACAAACGAACCTTGCCTTCTTCATAAATTAATTGCAGTCCAGTTTCAGGAACGTGCATTGTTTCTTCACGAGATTCACGAATAGCACCTTCAATAGCTGATTCGCCTTCTTCAACGTGACCGCCAGGAAAGCCCCAAGAATCATCTTTGGTACGTTTTAACCAAAGGATTTTGTCATTATCTGTATAAACAATAAACGCAACAATTTTAGAATCAGGTTCTTCTTTTAAATCACGCTTATGTGACTCATGTTCTGTTTCGGTTTCTTCTTCATCAACCGCAGCGCATTTTCGAGCATTTTGATAAGAAGCTGCGATAGATTGATTAAGCGGATGACCAGCTTTAATCATCTCACGGATATTCTCTTGAATAACTTCTTTTGAACAACCTGATTTGAGTGGCATTAGATTACCCTACCTGTTTGAAACGGAATATTAGTAACGTTTAGAATTACTGTTGCTTCTCTAGTATTGCCTTCATTAGTAATAAATAAAGGACGAATTGTGTAAAATTGATTAGTAGCACCTGAAGGAACTGTACCGCCTGAAATTTGAACTGAAATTACTTTACCTGTTGCTGCTACTACTCCATCAGGAAAGGTTACTGGCGCACCATTGATTGCTTGACCTGCAAAAGTTAGACCTGTTTGGTCTGAAGTAATAGAAGTAATGGACGTAATAATTTCATTTGTGTCTAAGATATGGGTACAGTCAATATCGTACCAAATAACTTCTGTCGTTCTTTTTTCTAAAATGTAATTATTCATTTACAGTCCAATAATCCTGTCTAGGTGATACAATCCAATAATTATTTCTTTGTTCTACATTCCAATTTGTTGCTCTTGGATTTAATTCCCAATAATCTAAACGTTTTTCTACTTCCCAATAATCTGTTCTTGGAGAAACGTGCCAAACTTTATCCGACAAATTAAAAATAGGAGCGCAAGTATAAATATCTACTGCGTTACTTTGCTCTACGACTGTAACTATGACATAAGTAGTTTCATTAGTAAAATCTTGAGCAACAGCTTTTTCCGTAACAGAAACGGCTGCTAAAATTAATGCCGATTGTAAATCTTGTGCATTTGCAATTTCAGCAACAAATACTGGTGCAATAATACCGCTATTTGTAACATCTTGAGCATTAGCAGATTCAGCCACTGCAACATAAGCAGACATTTGCTCAGAAACTGCATCTGAAGCTAATCCTGATTCAACAATAGAAACAAATGCAGATGCTAATGCCGATTGTGTGCTTTGAGCATTTCCAGTTTCGTTAATAACTAAATAAGCAGTTATAAATTGAGATACTGTATCTTGTGCGTTTGCAGCTTCTGTTATAGAAGCCTGTGCAATCATATTTTCAGATTGTGTAGATTGTGCGTTACCAGCTTCACTAATAGTCACGCCAGCAGACATAGTTTCTGATTGTTTATCAGTTGCATTTCCAGCTTCTGATATTGTTACTGCGTCTACCGCATTTTCTGACTGTGTTGCAACTGCATTTCCTGCTTCTGTCACATTAACAGGAGCAGACATTGCTTCTGAATTTGTATCTAGCGCATTTCCTGTTTCATTAACAGTTGCGCTTGCTCTCATATTTTCTGATTGAGAATCTTGAGCATTACCAGCTTCATTTACAGTTATTGGAGCAGACATGACTTCTGAGTTCACATCTGCTGCATTTCCTGTTTCAGATACTGTTACAGGTGCAGCCAAACTTTCGGATTGCGTGTCACTTGCGTTTCCTGCTTCAGTTATTGTTACTGAAGCAGACATATTTTCGGAAGTAGTATCGGTTGCATTACCACTTTCGGAAATTGTCACTCCAGCCGTCATATTTTCAGACTGTGCATCTTGAGCATTAGCAGTTTCAGAAACAGCAGGATTTGCAGCCATCGTTTCTGATTGTGTTGCTTGAGCATTACCAGCTTCTGTGACAGTTACTGGAGCAGCCATAGATTCGGATTGAGAATCGACTGCATTACCTGATTCAGAAATAATTACAGGAGCGTTCATTGCTTCAGATTGATTATCTAAAGCATTGCCTGTTTCTGTTACGGCTACGCCAGCAGACATAGACTCAGACTGAGTATCTGTTGCACTAACAGTTTCATTAACTGTTGCTGAAGCAGACATAACTTCGGATTGTATATCTACAGCATTACCCGATTCAGAGATAACTGTAGGAACTCTAACAGATTCTGATTGTGCATCAATTGCGCTACCAGCTTCTGTGATAGAAACTGGAGCTGACATTGATTCTGATTGTGTATCGACTGCGCTTCCTGTTTCCGAAACAGTTACACTAGCAGACATTGTTTCTGATTGGCTATCTTGAGCATTGCCAGCTTCTGTGATTGAAACAGCGTCAACAGAATTTTCGCTAATAGTATCTTGTGCGTTCCCGCTTTCAGATATAGCAACTGAAGCCTTCATTGATTCAGATTGACTATCAACTGCATTTCCTGTTTCCGTTATGGTTACAGGCGCAGTCATCAATTCTGATTGTGTATCTACTGCATTTCCAACTTCACTTATATTAACTGCATCTACTGCATTTTCTGATACAGAATCTACAGCATTACCCGCTTCAGTTATTGCATTTGCATAAACTAATATTAAGTTTCCTGCAATTGCATTGCTTGAAAACGGGTAATTTCCAAACATTATTTACTCATTAAGCAGCAGGTGTGCTTGTATCTTCAACAGTTGTTTCGGCAGGAGCTTCAGTTGGATTAAGAGCATTATAAGCAGCTTCAACTGCTTGCAATTGAGCAACAGAAGATTGTTGTAATGCAATTAATAAATTAGCTGTTTCACCTGAAGGCTTGCTACTTACATATTGTAATAGTGCATAAACTAAACCAGCAGGAAGTGAAACTGGCTGGTCTGTAAAAATTTCATTTGGATTCATTTAAAACTCCTTAATTTATAAAGTTAATAACCTAAATAGATTACAAGTCCGATTATACCACCTAAAGATGTAGCTACCCAATCCCATACGTCAGGTGTGTGCTTATCTTGATGGAAGTAGTCATAAACTTCTTTTAAAAAGCCTACAACAACAGCTAATAAAAGACCGTAGCCAAACAATTGACCTATAGCGAATAGGATAACACCACCTAGACAGTGAGCTATCTTATCCGCAGGGATTGCGTTTAGAAACGCTAGTATCTTTTCAATCATTTAGCTGCGTCTTGTAACGGAGTTAAATCTTCTGTAGTCCAAAAGTCTTTAGCAAGCATGATGTTTAAATGCTCTTTATTGCGAGCTACAGTATCAGCCCATTCTTCATCTGATACGGCTTCTGGCTTGTCACCATTGATTAAATTTACAGAGTCAAGTGCTGCGCTGTAGTGACGAGCGATTTCTTCTGCGGTTGGTTGTTCAATAAGTTCTGACATTATTTAGCTCCTTTAAGTAAATCAATTTCTGCTTTAAGTTCTTGGATAGACGCAATAAGCAATGGGATAAGCTCTGTGTATTTTACAGACAAATAATCTGTTTCATCTTCCTTATCTACACGAACTATATCAATCGCTTCTGGTACTACTTCTTGCACTGATTGAGCAATTACACCTACGCATGGCTTTTTATCAACATCTGCTTTCCATGTAAATTTAACTGCTTCAATTTTAGCAATATCTTCAAGCGCATGAGTATATGTACCTGTTACATCTTTAAGTCTTGCATCAGAAGCAGAAGTCCATGCAGTAGCACCATTTGTAAGGTTTACACCGCCAGTAGTTCCACCTACACAAGTAAGAGTATTGTACGTTGTACCACCTTTAATATTTGAATTAGAACCAATAGCCCATACAGAAGTAGTTGAGCCTAATGCGCCTGTATATCCTGCGATAACTGGCCCCCATCCTGATGCAGCATAACCTAATATTAGGACATTTCCTGAACCATTTTGATTGCCTTGACCCATATAAAAGCTATCTGTATTGGTTCTAATAAATGCAGGATTACCATCACCATCTGATAGGACAATGTAGTTAGAAGCTGTACGGATGTCTAGACCGCCTTGATTGCCATTGTAGTTACCTAGGACAGTATTTTTTGCGCCAGTTGTAACGTAATATCCTGATGGGTAAACAGACCCAGATATTCCAGTTCCAATAAATGTATTTCCTGTACCAGTAGTACTATATCCAGCTCCAGCTCCAATGAAAGTATTACTTCCCGTAGTGTTAGAATATCCTGCTTGTTGCCCAATAATAATACTTGATGTTCCAGTAGTATTGGAATATGCTGCTTGTTGCCCAATAAATACATTTGCAGCACCAGTAGTATTTAAGTACCCAGCTTGATACCCTACAGCGGTATTGTTAGATGCTGTAGTATTAGACCCTAAAGCACCCACTCCAAATGCAGAATTATAATTACCAGTTGTATTTTTTTCTAAAGGACCAAATGAAACCCCAGAATAATCTGCACCCATTGCAGTATTGGCAGTACCTGTGGTGTTTAAATTAAGTGCTAAATATCCAACAGCAGTTAAAGCTGTGCCAGTGGTATTGCTATACCCTGCTTGATAACCAACGGCAGTGTTGTTAGATGCTGTGGTGTTTGAATAAAGAGATTGTATACCTACGGCTGTGTTGAAATTGCCTGAACTAATAGAATATAAAGAACTACCACCAATAGCAGTATTGTAATATCCTACTGCTCCACTAGCTCCGTACATAGCCTGATAGCCTAAAGCAGTATTTTGTGGAGTTCCTGTATTAGCAATATTATATGCAGCTTGATAGCCCACTGCCGTATTATAAGAACCTGTGGTGTTTGAAGAAAGTGCATTATCCCCTACTGCAGTATTATAATTACCTGTAGTGTTGTTATATAAAGAAGCATTTCCAACACTAGTGTTACTTGCTCCTGTAGTATTAGCATATACGGCTCTATAACCTATTGCAGTATTGTTAGATGCAGTAGTATTGGCTTGAAGTGCGCTTGAACCAATAGCAGTGTTATATGAGCCAGTTGTAGTATAATAAAGCGCATTAGAACCACACATCGTGTTACTAGAACCACTGGTGATTGAATATCCTGAATATCTACCAAAAGCGGCATTATAATTTCCTGATGGACCTGTGCCTAAAGCATATTGACCAAAAGCATCTAGAGCTTGACCGCCATTTGCTGAAGCTAAAGCATTATTACCAACTGCAGTATTATTTGAAACAGCACCAGCACCCTTGCCTACAGTTAGACCATTAATAGATGCGTCAGCTATTGTGCTTAATTTACCTGCATTTGAAAGCGTCATTAAACTCGTAGAACCTACACCACCATTGTACCAAGTAAATCCGTCAGCAGTGCCTACAGAAAAGCGACCATTGCCAGTGACATAATCCATGACAATTCCGTCTGTAAATGTGCCTTGAAACGAACTTGGCGCATAGATTAAATCTTGTGTGACTACTTTTGTAGCAGGATAATCTACCCAAACGTTTTGAGTACCGCTTGTAAATGCAACTAAGGAACCGCCATTTGATGAAGCTAATACAGTAGTACGAGCAAGCGTAATACCGCCTGAACCGATTGTACCAATACCTACTTCCCAATTAGTGCCATATTGGTCAGCAATAACGTAGTAACAAGTATTATTTGCACCAATAGATGATGAGAAAGATTTATAGCCTGTAACAGCACCTAAAAGATTAACCGTACCCGTTCCTGGTGAAACGCAGGTTTCCTGAACTCTATCAGCGACAACAAATGACATGATGTATTCCTAAATAATTAAGCTAATTGTGATTGTGCGAAATAACGAGATTGTTCGTTACCATCAGCATCAGTAAAATTAACTAGAACTAAAACTTCGCCTGTTTCTTGGTCTAATGAAAAACCACCAACTGTACCCTCAATTGGAGCTGGCAAAACTTGCGTAACTGTTTGACCTTTAGTAAACATATTGATTCCTTATAGTGATAGGCTGTAAGTAACTTGAACAACGTTACCTGAATTGACAGGTTGGTCACCGCCAGTAAATAAACCAGCAGAAAGCAATGTGCCTGAAGTATTTAAAATAGTTGTCACTGCGCCAGTACCGTAAACAATAAATGCGCCTTTTAATGTACCTGCGCCAGTCATTGTAAATGAAACAGCAGCACTTGTAGAAATAGCACCAGCAGAAGCAGTGCCAAAGCTAGGAGCAATACGAGCAGCAAATGTAGGAGCGTTAGTAGTACCAGCTTCAGTCCAACCACTATGAGAAGCCATTGTATCGCCAGCAGCAGGACCAGTAGTATAAGATATAGATGAAATCATACCCATGTATGGACCAACTACAGTGTAGCCTGAGCCAGTTAATGCTGTTTGAAGCATTAAGTTTTTACCTACAGTTGCTACTACGTTATGAACTGTATCTTCCCAAAGCAATGGACCACCTTCGTATTCAAAGCACTTGAAAGTGTAAACACCTTCGGCTTGGCAAGATTCACCCATACCAGCTAAAGAGCTGATAGAAGCATTTGCTGATTCAACAGCTTTTAATTTATCTTTCATGTTTAATCCTCTAAATCAAAGTTAAGAACGGGCTTACAAATACAACGACAATTGGGTAAGTCACCAGGAAGCCCATGAACATCACTTCCGTACATCACTCCAATGAATGGCGGGTCATCGAAAGAATATTCGTTCCCACTCATTTTTATATGCAATTCACGAGGCTCTTTTCCACCACCTGAATGAATCCAAATGAACTTTTTTACACCCAAAGTCTTTAGTCTAGTTGTATTAATAGACTGATAAGCCTTACGAGTTTGGTCTAAAGCAACAAGCCTTGCGTGTCTTACGTTGCCTTTATATTTCTTCGTTAGGAAAGGAACTAAATCTTCCATCCCTTTGCCTGTTGTAATGGAGCGCATTACCTGACCTTGCACTTCATTCAAGAACTTATAAGGTATAATTTTAATCAAGTTTGCAGCCTCTAATGTGCTTGCCTTGATGACCTCTTGTAATTGTTCATTTGAAAATGAAGTATCTATGCTTAAATCAGGTAATGCTTCTTTTAACGAATTACGCAAAGTAATCGTTGAGTTCTTTATGGTGCGCTGAATCATACGCTCAGTAGCACTCTTGGCAATCTCATCAAAGCGAGGCTGCCACTTTCTTAATAACCAATTAAGCAACATACGGGATTGACTTGCCAATGAAGCATCCATTGCTTGACCGTAATGGTTCTCACTGAAAGTCTTTTTCAACTCTCTTTGAACGTCACGAAACATTAACCCTAGTTCATTGACAATAGGCTTTGCATAATCGGTTGAGATACCAGCGTTAGGACGCAGCGCACCAGCAACGATACTATTCTTTTTCGGTTTCATCGTCATCTTCAGGCTCATCATCCCATGCGCCAGTAGCTAACAACGTTTCATCTTCCTCTTTTTCTTTAGGATTGAAAAACTCTTTATCAGATTTAGTAGGAACTTTAAAATCAACATCTTTAGGTATGATTAACATTATTTAGCCTTTCTAAATAACTCATCAACATGGTTTTCTAATTCAATAGGTAAAGTTCCACGTTTATAGTTAGGAGCTGTAACCATTGCTGCCAATTCAGCATCGGCTTCTTTAATATTTGAAGCAGCATATTCACTAATATTGTGTTTAACCCAATCATAAACTGAGCTAGACTCACCCATTTTACCACCAGTTTGCAAGTCTTTTAATAATTTAGCTAATTTAGCTGGTGAATTTATATGTTTTTGCATACCTAAAGCATGAGCCATTTCGTGAACAATGGTTGCTCTCATTGGATTTTCTTCTTCTGAGCTAATAGACCATCTTGGTTTACCGTCTGTTTTACGTTTTTCAGCACGAGCTTTTTGCTCTTTTAATTCAGCTTCATCACGCAATTTGATTGAGAATATTCCTTTATCGCCATGTTGCCAAGCTGTGCCATTAGTTCCACGTTTTGCAGGAGAAGCTCCAATACTTACTTTCGCATTGCTTAATGCAGATTTAATATCAAATCCAGCATTAGTCAAATCTGAAAGAGCATTATCAACTTCTACTAAAACTTTTTTAAACTTTTTAGCAGTAGGAGTATTTGAATTAACATTAAATTGCTGATTGAATAAAGAGCTATTTGAGCTATCTCTTAACTGCCAATATTCTTTTTTTGCAATTTCAGCTTTTTCTGTATTGCCTTCAGCTTGATATTTTTGAATTTCGTGTAATTTTTCTATAGCTTCTGCTTGGTTTTTCTTTTTATCTACGCCATTTTCAAAGCCAAGACCAAATTTTTCAGTAAAATGTTTAGTTATTTCGTCAGAATTTGCAAAATTAGATTCTGATTTAGATTTTTCTTTAGATTTTTCTGATTTAGATGTG